GATAGCCCCCTGCAAGCTACCCTGTTCTGTGGTAGTCAGGCTCGCAAGAGTGCCTATGGCTCCTGTATTAGTTCCTACATCAGCGTCCACCTCATTGATAGCCCCCTGCAAGCTACCCTGTTCTGTGGTAGTCAGGCTCGCAAGAGTGCCTATGGCTCCTGTATTAGTTCCTACATCAGCGTCCACCTCATTGATTGCTCCCTGCAAGCTACCCTGTTCAGTTGTGGTTAGGCTCGTAAGAGTGCCTATGGCTCCTGTATTAGTTCCTACATCGGCATCTACTTCATTGATAGCACCTACGACAGACCCTTTCTCAGTTGTGGTTAGGCTGCTCAAATCACCGACTTGGTCAACGGAACCAGATACTACAATATCCGCGAATGTTCCTGTACCGGTCGACGTGACTCCAACCGCCCCTAGGTTCAAGGCAGTGTCGGACGTGGCCAGGCCGTCCCACTTTTTCCATAGAGCGTTTGCGTAAGTGCTGCCGGAGAGCAGATAGTAGAGATCATTGAGGTAATAGCGGATCTCGCCTGTGGTGCCCGCTGTGCCGTTTATGCCGCCTGACAGGTCTTGCTTGGAAAGAGCTGTGACCACGCCGTCGCCAGTATCCGAGCCAGAGAGAGCGACAGCGACAATTGCCGAAGCATCATCATCAGCCTCTATTGCGGCAATAAGCTCTGTTGCAGTGGTGTTGATTGATCCGTCGCTGGTCAGAGTGATAGATATAGCGCCTGTGGTTGTGTTGGCGTCAATCTCCATAGGCCAAGCTGCTTCTCCTGGATCGACTAAAGTAAAGTCTATCGAATTGCCGAGAGTGCCGCCCCAGGAGGCCCAATTCGCAGTAAGGACGATATCATTATTTGCGCCGTCCATTGTGGACGTATATGTAGCATTCACATAGCTTACCGGCGCGGCATCTACTGCAATTCCCGGCAGAACTACATCATCACCTACGCTCAGATCATCGCCTGCTTCAACTGAGCCAGTCGTTACATAATCCTCTGCCCGAGGATACCAAGCTGCCGATGCTGATGCAGAAAATATAAGCATCAGCACCGCCAAAAAGATGAGAAATCGTTTCATGTTCCTCATCCTCAAGCTGCTGGAAGTAAAGCGGCGAACGGGTAGCGGTTAGCTGTTCCGGCGATGTCTGCTGGTATCGGGCAGCACCATCCGATACGGCAAGTTGCTTTGAGCAAGACAACATCCTGCTGCATAGCGTTGATCAACACGACGCCAGAGCCATCGGTAACGACGCCTGTATCAGTCATGGAGATAGAGATATCCTTTCGCCATGCGTAGAAGGCTTTCTTCCAGTTTCCGGCTATCATCAAGGCACTGGTGGCAGGCAGGCAATCATTCTCCGGGAAGGTTACATCAATGCCCGCCAGGGAATATCTTTGGCTGCCCTGGCCGCTCTCAGTGGCCCAAAGGGGAATACCATCCGAAGACCGGACGCCTCTCATGCTGGCCTTCATGCTGAGATCGGCAACTATGTTATCGACATTGTACCGCTTGCCTTCCACAAGCGAGAATATGCCGCCTTCGCCCAGGATCTCATCATAGAGGTCCACCAGGGCCTCACTGGAATTATGGACTAGCGTGGTGCTTGCGCTGCCGCAATCCGTGAGGATGGAATCAGGGAACGCAGTTGGTGCGTTGGTGTCATCCCAAAGTACAGCCTGATCGAACTTCCGGGCTATGGACTCCGCCAGCCTGGGCTTGATCTCCGCCCACAGATCATACCCTTCTTCCAGATCCTCGATCATGTCTTTGGGAATCGGTACCACTACACCCATTTTAGCGGCGGTGATGGTTGCATTAGTCCAGCCCTGTTTTGCAGTCTGGAGAAGGCCGCCCGTTACTTCTGGACTAGATCCGTCGCCTGCTTCGGAATCCACCCAATAAGCTTCAGGGAACAGGGACATAACCGGCCTGCTCTCGATATTGGTGGACATGTTGGGCTCTCGTTTCATCAGAGACATGCACACGGATTTGGTTATAGCCTCCTGAATCACACCAGGCACGTACTTGGTGTTGATCAGGCCCGCCGTCACAAGACCGGACCGGGCTAATACTTCGTCATAAGTAGCTGTCATAAGAAATACCTCATAAAAAATGCAATCATCGCCCCAGTGGGCCTCCACCCACCATAGTGCGAAGCATTGCATTCATATCGTCGTTTTCATTGGCCGGTTGCCCTGGTGTTAATGGTGGCACAGGCTTCCCGGCGTCGTGCTTAATCCCGAGTTTCTTTCGCAAGGCTTCGGCGTGAGCTTTCAGACTTGCCTCATCGCTGCCCTTTAGCTCCTCGATCCAATCACCGGGGAGGCCAGCTTCTTTGCCGATCTTCTGCCGGAGATCTCCGATCTCGTAGCTTGTGAGCTTGGTCTTGAGGCCCTGGATCTCGGACTGTACTGTTCCGAGGGAGGCTTCCAAGGCGGCTGCTCTCTGAAGAGCACCATCAAGCTCTGTCTTAGGGACATAATTCGCCAGTTTGCGATTCACGGCAGCCAAGTACTGCTCCGAGGTCTGGAAGACCTTGTAGGGACTTGGTGCGCTTTCTCCAGGGGCCGGGGTCGCTGGCGGCGCTGCTGGAGGTGTTGCGGGAGTAGTTTCTTCAGACATGATTAGTAAGTGCGGGGCCTGATCGGCGCTGCGCACTGTAAAAAGGAGTGAGTCTTACTTTGGGGTTGATTCGCGTTTGGGTTTCGGGTTAGAATTAGGAGTGGGCTTTTCAGGTTCCGGCCCAGGTTCAGGTTCAGGTTCCGGTTCTGGTTCGTTAGCCTGTCGCTTTTTTGAATATGGATAAAATGCCATCACATCACCTCATAGTATCTGGTCTTGCATTTCGCTCATTTCCTGGCTGATTTGATCCTCTGTGAAACCGCGTTCTCGCATGATCCCCTGTGTGCTGCGGGCTTTACCTTCTATTTTCATGGTATCGATCTGCGCTTCTTCATAATCGTCATCAGGTAGTCCATCCATCCAGGTTATTTGAATATCTTTTAGAGGGACGGCACCAGGAACCTTGTTCTTAACATCGAGAATCGAGATCGCTTCAAGCATCTGCTTGAACATCGGATCGAACTGCAGCTTACACCGCTCGGACTTCTTCAAGGGCCTCATCATGAGCATTCTCAAGGCCTTGCCAGAGATGGCATTTCCGAGCGTATCAGGCTCAAAGGCACTCTTGCAGGTTTCCGAGACTACGTAGAGCATATTCAGAGCTTTGTCGATCAGATCAAATGAGGATTTGAGCTGCCCGTCCCAGGTGATGTACTGGGGCATTTTCGCCCCATCTTCCAGTGGGAATACGCGCCTCTTGCTGTTGTAATTGCGTTCCCCTGTGGTCGGATCTTTCGGGCCTAAGGCTTCTTCAGGCACGGCAAAAGCGGGCTCGCTGTGGGCGTCAAGGGTACGCCCGGTGCGAGTGAATGTGATCTCTAGCCTCTTCACTATCGGATCGATGTCTTGGTAATCGTCCGTGCCCAGGAGATCATCAGAAGTTACGGTGTTCAGGAATGGGAAGACCAGGGGTTCGTCATAGCCGGTTTCGATCTCTTGAATATCATAAGGTTCTGATTTTATCACGCCCTCGGAAAGTCGGATTTTGCTGCTCTGGATCAATCCGCTACTATGGATTTCCACATTAAGGGTTACATTATCTTGAGTCCATGCTATGACATGGCCCACTGCTTCTCCATCAGGCCCAACTACAGGCCACCAGTTCTTTGGGGTGACTATCTGCAGCCTAGCAGGCATCCCTTCCTCGGCGTAGACCTTCGCCACGCCGGCACCGTATCGACTCATGTCGATCCGAGCAGCGTAAGCTTTTAGCCACAGGGAAAGCCTGCCCACCAGGGAATCGAGATAGATTTGTTCAGGAGGGGTGACGGGTAATAGCCTGGCGTCCCTGGTTTCCTGCCCGGCCTTCATGACGGGCTTCTCGGTAAGGAGGAGATCTGCCCACAGGGTTGATAGCTGCTTGTGGAAGTTCAAGATGAAAATAACTTTGTTAAAATCCTTCTCCCTATCGGCATACAAATTTCGCAAGACAGGATAAACCTCATCATGCTTGCGCTGCCAGAGCTTCAGATTCTCCTCGTATATCTTGAGGCGTGGCCGGTCCTCCTCAGGCGGCCAGGGCTGGCCACGTAGGAAATGCGCTTGTAGATTGTTAGGAGTAATCATGAATCAGCCTTTTGATTTTCGCTTAAGAATTCCTTGGTATTTTCGGGTGCATTGTTCAGATCAAACCCATTGCACGCAATTCCTTGGCAGCACGACGCCCCCCGTAGCGTAAATCATCACATTTGTGATCAGGTGCGCCCGAACCACCTTTGACGAACATGTCTATTCCGCGCTCTTGTGCCTTGGGGTCCCATAGCAAATTATTCATGCCCCATATAGCCTTGGGGCAGTTCTTTTGAAATATTTTGCATCGCCCTAAGCTGAAAATTGTGGTGACATCTTCTACGCCCGGCATAATGCTGTTATCCGCTGCAGTTGCCGACGAGAGTTGCGGAAATTTGCTACCCTTACATTCCTTGATGAATCCGGGCTCCTCTGGAGGGACCAGTATTTTGTTTGGAAATACGAGTTTGCCCCGCCAGTGCGTGAGCCTGTCGAGGTCCTGAATGTACTCCGCGTTCGACTTCTGGCGTTTCTCTTCCTTCGAATCCCAGTAGAACTCTTGTAGGATGTACCAGACACCGCCCGATAGGCCCCATAAAGTAGCACTGAATGGGTTAGAGTATCCGTAATCGAGGCTTACGATGAATTGGATGAAG